AAAATACCACCAAAATCTCTACGATAACTTGGTTGATATCTATTATAATTTAAGTTAGCAAATAACGCTGACCTTTGACCGTTTCCTGTATTGACTAAGAATATCTCAGATGGGTTTCTCTTAATATTTAATATCGGACCTAAAAACCCACCCGTTAATTGATTAACAACATTTAATGCTGTTGAGGTTTGTTGTGTTTGACCGTTTAAGGTATTATCTTCAAAATAATCTCCCGGAATCGGAGATACAGGCCAATAAGCCCCCGCCAATCTTGTTGCAAAATCAAAGGCTGCAACCACAATGTTTTCAGGTACCGTAATCCTCCAATTTCTATAAATTAAAGGTTCTTGCCCCGAAAGGATTAAACTTATCTCAAAAGGGTCTTGTAGACCTTGTAAGTTAACCGCACCAACAGTATTCTGATATATTTCAGAAGCTATTGTGCTTTGAAACGCACTATTTAATTGAGTTGACCCAATTTGGGCCAAATATGAATCTTGAGATAATGTACCATCACTACCCGTTGGATTAGTACTAAATAATATCTCATAAGGAGAATAACTTGAAGGTACAAATGTACTTGGGTATGGTTGATGATAAACGTGACTAGTAGTAACCTCAGTTGTGTAATATAAATTATTAAACCCTCCTATTGGACCATATGGATTAATAATGTAAGCTGCATCAATAAAAAACTCGTTTACTAAATCTAACACCGTATCATTAGGGTCATATTCCCCTGAATTAGATAATACAGGAAAAGGAACGTCATTATACGTTATATTGATATTATAACCACCTTGAGGACCATATTGATTCATCACATATTGTGACGGAGCAAAAGTATCGTTAGCAATTAACCCATCCGGAGAATCAATTACGTTTGATTGATTAATTGCCGGTTCATAAGCAACCGCACCACTTGGGGGTGAATAAACACCCGTAACGGTATATGGTGATAGATTTTTCGCTAAAAGAGAATCTCTAAATGACGACGATGATGCAAATGATAATGTACTTGGCATTTTTTATTGTTTATCTATAAATAGATTATAATTAATTTATCCGTTCATACTTTTTACGTATGGGTTCATTTTTTTTCTAACAGACGCTTCAGGTGAGAATCTTTCCATACCTAAAGTTGCGACTTCTATAATTTTTTCTTTAAGTGCGGTATTATTGAATGCTCTTTCTAATTGAGCCATATCAATGTTTTGATTAGAATCTACTTGTAATTTGAAATTAATGTCTAATGTTGAATTCATATTTTGAGATGAATTATCTACCATTCCTGTGTTATTATTAGATGTTAATTTATTAATCGATTCAAAAAATTTCTCAGCACCTGTCCCACCAAATATTGTATCCGCAGGATTTGTCACTAAATTTTGACCATTAATCATAAAATCATTAACCTTTTTTTCCGGTGCTGTACCTTTCATTTCATTAGCAACTAATCTTTCTAAAGCTTTTGCAGCAATTTGAATATATGGGTTACTAGAATTTAACATATCAACACCAGCACCTTTTGCGTTTTTAATTGTATCGTCTTTAAGATTACCAAAATAATTAGATGCAGAATCAAAAGATGTTTGTAACGTTTTTAAAGCATCAGGTAATGATTTTTTACCTGAAACAAGGTCATTAATAGTATTTAACATACCTCCAACATTTTTGTTAATACCTTCTCTAAGTGTTTTTATTTGAGTAGATTCATTATCAAACGTTTTTCTAAATGATTCTGAAATATCTCTTGGTGCTTGTTGTAAATATTGTCCCGGAACTGAAGCCGCTGCCGCAAACCCACCTTTCTGAGCAATCGCTTTAATATTTGCCGCAATATCCTTAAGGTTAGTTAATGAGTCTTTAGCAATAACCTCCATTGGTTTAGATTCACCAAATTTAGCAATTTGTTTAATATCTTCATCATCTAGTTTTGTTACATCTTTTGTTTGTAATTTACCTTCCCTATCACTAAACGATATTTCATATCCGTTTCCGGATTTATTCATTTCCGCTAAATTAGCAATCATTTTTCTTTGGTCTTCAGTAGCAAATTCAGGAAACTTAATCTTCTTCATCTTATCATCTAACTCCTGACTACCTAAAGCCATTTTAGTAAGAGTTTCATAAGGAATATTCATTGCTGTAGCAATTTCTTGGAATTGTCTCTTAGCACCCGGCATAATTTCAAAATGACCTGATTTACCTAATTGAACAAATTGTTGAGTCATTTGAACGATTTGGTTTTGAAGTTCTGTTGGGTCATTTGCCGATAAATCCATTAATCTTAATGGGTCAAGTAAATCACTTTGAGCTACACCTAATCTTTGTAATGCTGCTGCCATTTCAATAGCACCATCCGGTTTAAAAACGTCTTTTGCAAACTGCATAGTTTCTTTCATATCAACTCTTAACGAAACAGCTTGTGCCGCCATTTTAGATAATCCCTCAACACCACCAACAAAATTATATCTATTCATCATTTCGGTGTTATCTAATACCATTTTAGACACCTGAAACGCATTTACACCAATAGCACGTGAAGAATCAATTACTGTTTGCATATCTTTACCTGCCTGATATGCAGATGCTCCGGCGTTTTTAAATGCCTTAACAATAGTCTCAATTTTTTCACCTGAAACTTCTTCCGCAGCATATAACTGAGCATAAGCATCCTTATTTAATATTACATTTCTACCTAAACTTTTAGCAACTTCTTCTTGAATTCTTGCAATATCAGAAAATTCACCCCCCAATAATTGAACTGATGTAACTGCGTCAGCCATTGCCGCCTTAAGACCCATCATATTATCACGACCCGATGCAAAACTTTTAGTAACATCGTGAGCCTTTTCATCAAGGTCATTCATTATTTTCATAATTGCATCCCCTGAAACATTAGTTTTTAATGCGTTACCATATTGAGCAAAAGCAGATTTAATACTTTCTTCAACTTGTTTTAATATATTATCGTTTGCCGCCATTTAAAATGTGTTTATATATAAATACACCAAGTAGGGTTTTTTAGTTAATCCCCAGTTGGTGTATTGTCTTCAATTATTTTATCTATAAGGTATTTTCTTACATAAGTTGGCATTATGTAAAAATCTGTGTAAGAAACTTTAATAAATTTTGACATTAAATAAAATTCCTCAATTAAAAGTTGTCGGTGATTAGAAGAAAGGGCGAAAAAACTCCACCCCAAAGGCAATCTCGAAAGATACCAATTCTCCGGAAGGGGCGATTGCAGTTCTCGTTAAATCTAACGAAGGTTCGTTATCTCTCATAAAGTTTCTAATAAACTTTGAGTCCATAATAGGTAACGTATCTACAAACATAGATATATTTCCAAAATCTGAAGAACCATCAACCTCAACAATTTGTTTTTGTAGTCTCCAAGTAACTCTTGGTGCCGTTCTACCTGCAGGGTATGATTCAACCATTTTATCAATATCAAGGTTATCAGAATAAGTTAAGGGTCTTAATTTAACTGTAACACCTGTTTTTGGTAATTTTGTTTGAAATAAACCATTCTCATCCGGTTTACTAATTGTTTGTTTAATGTTTAACTCATCTAAGATAAGGGTATGTGAAAATTGTTTACCCGTCTGAGGGTCAATTAAATTTACAGTATATTCAGGACCAAATGAAGTATTTCTCAAATAGATAAGAATAGCCTCAATATCACCGTTTAATAATTCTTCCGGTCTTAAATCGTGTTCATATATTTTATTTCTTAATAATGAAATAACAATATTATCTTTATTTCCTTGTGTTGCCCCCATTAAGAAATTTTCATCAGTTGCAGTTAAATAACCAACTTTCAATGATTTTTTCTTAGATTTGTAGAATATACCACCTGTTGGTAATGTTACAATATCGTGAGGTAAGTTAAAATTTTGCGTTCCCGCGTCTATAGTGCTTTGGTCCATAATGATTAGGTTTTATTATAAAATATACTCAGTATTTATTTTTTATCAACTGTAAACAAAAAATCCACATAAAAATATGTGGATTTGTTTATTTCTTTGAAATATTTTATTAGTAAACTAAAATACAACGGTCCATACGTAAAGTTGCTGTAATAGATGCTAATTGGTCTTGATTATAAGCTAATGAATCAAAATTCACGTCTGATAAGAAAGTTCCTTCTAAAACCCATTTTTCTACAACAACACCTGTTGGGTCTAACATCTCAAGGTCAACATTCTTTTTGTAACCTGCAGCATATCCCATACGACCTGTAACTGACTCAGCACATAGACGAACCCACTCCATAAGAGCTTGTGATGCAGAAGGACCAATTGGGTCACGGAACTTAACATTGATTGTTCCCCAAGTAAAACGACCCGCAACGTATGTTGAAGTGTTTAAGAAAGGAATCTCTGTTGCATTTATCGTAATATGTGGTCTAGCCGCGGTTTCCACAAACCATTCATTAATCCCCAAAGTAGATGGAAAACGAACAATGAACCTATTCTGTCTTTTTGGTTCATACGGTATGGGCATTTTCATTAATAAATCAGCCATTTTCTATTTGTTTTTAATTTTTATTTTTTTATCTTGTTTATTATAAATATTACCTATTTATTTTTTTTCTCTTGACTTTTAGAATTAAATTTTTTATCATTCTAGAAATCCTAGTTTTTATATTAATATTAATTAATAGTTTTTTTTTAATAATTATTTTAATATTCTTTTTTTATTCCTCCTTTTGTAGAATATGTTTTAATAATATTTTCTGGGTCATCTTCAAAATGTTTTTTAACACTATCTACATTTCTTAAATCATCGTCCGAGAACCCTATTTTTGGAACAAAAAAATTACTAATTTTATTTTTTAAGAAAGCTTGTTTTTGAATGTGATTAGACATTTCTTTAACATAACCAACAAACTCCTCTAAAGCTTCTATTTTTAACGGTTCCACCTCTGCTGCCGAACCTTTTCCGTGTGTTACAGGGTAGAACTTACATAAGTCTAAATATTGACGTATAATGTCTCGTTTAGACATTGTTTCCTCATCATTTAAATCTCTATATTTTTCTAAATTCTTTACTAACTCATCAGAATTAATTCCATTTGTATTAGACACTATATAGTTATAACACGCCTCTTTTAATACTGAGGGTGTATGACCTCTAGCGGTAACAATAGAAAAAATTGACCCGTTATTTATTGCCTCAACAAAGTCGGGCCAAGCCGCAGCTGGTTTAGCTCCCATAGCATCAACAATAAATTGTTTGTCTCCTTTAACACCAAAATATTTATAAGGGTCTTCAGAATAACCAACAATAGTATGACCATCAAATTCAAACGGTTCTTTACCTATTACTTCTCTGTATTCAGCAAAATCTTCAGTTGACATTCCAACAACATCGTTGTCTTCATCTTTAACTAATATTTTTGTTGGCATTGTTACAATATTATCGTCCCAATCAAAAGCGTAATACTTTTCATCCGGAGCACCTGTTTCGTCAATCCCCTCAATTATTTTATTTTTTAACATATTCTTGTTATAAGGCTTAATTATGACCCACTATTACAATGGGTCATAATTTTATTTATTAAATATTCTCAAAAGAAGCTCCGGTTGGAGTAATATAGAACGTAATGTCTATAAATTCTAATGATTTAGTTGGTTTAACGTAAATCTTACCTGTCATTTGATTTCTGTCTAAGTCAGCTGCGTCAGACGAAACTGTTACACGGAAGTCATATAAACCTCTATCTCTTCTGATAGCGTCTAAGATAGGGTTAACCGCATCTAAGAAGTCTTGTCTTACTTTTTGGTCGTTTTGTTCAAACAATAATCTTACAGATACTGCTGAAATCAATTTACGTGCTTGAAGTAATAATCTTCTTACGTTGATTCTATCAAGTGCTGATTGTCTAACTTGAAGAGTTTTGTTACCCCAAATTACTGTTCCAACATCTGAGAACGTAGCGATAGGGTTAATTCTACCATTATATAACGTATCTCTATCTTCTTGAGTAAGTTTCTTTCTCGCTTTAACCGCGTTTACAATACCTCTTGTATAACCTGCTGCCGCGAACCAAGGGAACGCGATGTTATCAGTTAACGCCAAGTTTCTTGTTACCTCAGCCGTAGGTGGTAAATAGATTTGAGTGTTATTTACACTATCTCTAGTTAATACCCAAGGGTAATAAGTTGCTGTGTAGTTAGAGTCAATACCTGTTTGAGCTAAAAGGTCTACAACATCTTGTGGGTAATATAAATCAGCCGGGTCACCTGTTGATGGAACAAACATATTGTAATCATCTAATGTACAAACATATAATGAATCCGCTCTACTGTACTCAATCATTTCAATTGCTGACTCAACTAAGTCACCACTTGTTTGGATTGATATACCCGGTGTTACAAATACGTTAATGTTAACCGCCTCAGGGTTAGCGAATGTTCTTTGTCCTAGTAAGTAAGCGTAGTAGTCAGTGTTTGCCCAATCTTGAGTGTTGTCTCCAACAGCAATTTGATTAAACGCTCCCCATCCTGTTGCGTTACCATATCTTGGATTACAATCAGGGTTAGCACCTTGTAAATAACCTGTTCTACCTAATTTGAATCTATCACTGTTAGTTCTATATTCTCTGTAGATATCCCAACCATCAAAACCACCTTGAACTAATAAAGTAAATTTACGAGCGTATAGTCTGTAATATTGGTTAGTTTCACTATCAGGGTCTGTAACGAATGGTGATATACCTGTGTAGAATGCTGGTGTACCACTTGTTGAGAAAGTACTTGGAATTGTAATTCCACTAGCATTAATATCCATATGGAAACCTCTACTTCTGTAAGCCCAATCACTACCTGAAATATCACAAGAACTTAATGGTAATTGTTTACCTTTGTATTCATACATACTAAAGTCAATACCTAATGTATCTGAAATACCTAAATAAGTTCTACGAACATTATCACCATTAGATGTTAATGAATCATCAGTACCTTTAGTATTACCAAATGGTTGGTTATAAATAACTTCACCAGGATAATCGTAGTGTGATTTAATTAATGGGAATGGTGATTTAACACCTGAGTATTCTCTATTGTTATATCCTAAGAAACCACAAGGTAACGCATCTATCGGAGCATCCTCATTAATTTCAATCATAATATATTTAGAATTTAATTCATATTCACCATCAACTGTACCAATTTTCTTAGCAACAAACGCGTTATCGTTAGGGTTCATATTACAATTAGTGAATTTTTCAATAACTACCGGATTAGCGTCAGTATCAAAGAAATCTCTAACCATTACATCAAATGTACCATTAGTAAATGACATATTTGCCAATGAAATTTTAACTAAAGTGTTTGCAGAATCACCGTCCGCTAAAGTAACAAATTTAAATAAATTAAATACTTTATTACCACGTAATTCAGATACAACCCAAGGAGATGCAGGTGCTTGATATTGTTCTAAGTACCAAGCAATTGATGTACTATCGTTAAAGTCTCTAGCTTGAGGTAAATCTGTTGTATTACAACTTAATCCTCTAATATACCCTTTTCTGAATGCGTATTGTAATAATGCTGGATAATTTTCCTCAACAAATACTGGAACTACTGTTCTTGGTTTTGAGAAGTTTGACGTACCAAACACTTTTGAAATGTATTGAGAATCAGAATTACTAAAAGATGTTTCAAAGAAATAATTATCTCCGTCCGCAGTTGTAATGTCAACACCAAATTGAGCAAATGGGTTTTTAGTCACCGCTGAGTAAGAACCTGAACAATCCATAGTTAAACCTGTTAAGTTAACTTCATATTTAGGTCCTGATTCTGATGCAGAATATAATGAGATACCTCTTGAACGTAAAGTTGCAATTACTAAATCATCGTAGTCAGTATATGACATACCATCGTAAATGTATAATACCCCTGTTAAGTTACCTTGGTAACAAGTTTGGATTCCTCCAACATTACCATTACCTGTGTTTCCACTAACAATAGGGTCACATTGATTTTGAACAGTTACACAAACAGTCCAATATGTGGTTACTGTACTATCTTCTGATTGTACTTCATATGTTAAACATCCTCCTGAAAAATCATTTTCGGTAACACCACTAACTTGTAATTCTTCTGTTTCAACAACTACAATAATATCAGTACAAGCACTAAAATCAGCAATAACTGTTGTTAAATCCGCACCATTAAATTGATTGTACGGTAATACAACATCAATTGTGTTTGTATTATAGTTAATACTTCCTGATATACCACTAACACTAAAGTTGTAGAATGTTGCACAATTTGACGTTGTTGTTGTATCAACCAAATCTGTAACTGTTGTATAGAATGAACTACCTGAATAATTACCTCCACCAATATTATCAAATAATGAGTAATACCAAGGGTCATTTTGTGCTGCACAATAGTTAGCGATATCTGAACACACATTATCAACACCATAAACGTTTGTTGAACCTGTATATCCGGAAGCAACTAATTGATTATAAGCGTCACCTGAAATAGTACCATAGTAGTAAATTGAACTACCTGAAGTGTTTGGTGTTTCAACAACACTCGCCATTTGACTTATTAAGTATGAATTAATTGTTGAAGTACTTCCATTAAATAATTCAAATTGTTCGTTTAAGATACCCGAAATTTCTGATGGAATTTGTGTTGGGTCAGTAATACCTACTGTTGTTGTTGTTATACCATTAGCAGTAAAAGTACATCCGGTAAAAGGAATAGAGAAATCAACCGTGTCAAATTGAACACAAGTGTTCACACAATCAACCGTTGTCGCACTTAAACATTTGAAATCAACTGTTGTACAATCAACATTTGCTTTAGTTGTTATAGACCAAGATGGTCCTGCATCATATCCTGATAAACCTAATACTCTTGTTACGAATAATTGATTAGATTGTTGTAAATATGATTTTGCAATATACGCAGCCTCATACTTTGGGATTTGCGTATTTATAAATTTCTCAGGAGATGTTCCCCCAAAAAAAGTTGAGAATTCATCAAAGTTACGTATGAAGATAGGTTCAAATGCGGGACCTTTTTCTGTCTCACCAACGATACCTAATGTGGTTACACCCACACTCTGTGCTACGAAACTTAAATCAACTTCTGAAGTATACACACCCGGAGATACGAATACTTTGCTGTTGCTACTTGTTGCCATTAGTCTTTGTTTAGTTATTAATTTATTTTATTGATAAATATTAGAAAAAAAACCAAAATACTTTACATCCTAGCAACTATTTATATTTTAGGTAGATTATTTTCTGCCTTTTTTCTACTTATGGATAAAGACATCAAAAAGATTAAAAATTTAAAGATATCGGTTGAGACACACGAGATTCTTAAAACTTACTGTGAAAAGAGGGGTATTAAAATGTATCGGTTCTTAGAAAGACTTATTGTTGAGAAGTGTAAACCAACAAAAGATATTTACGGAGAAGATTAAAGTAACTCGTTATTAAATATGATATAACTCTCTTGAGTATCATCATTTTTAGTTATTTCTAATCTCATAGTATCATTAGTGTTTATTTGAATTTGGGTTAAATCACTACCATAATAAAGTCCATTAATAAAAACATCAAAACTTTGTATATTGATATTATCCCCCACGTTTAAGTTTACTGTGTAACTAAACAATTGAGTTTTAACGGTACTACCAACTTGATAAATAAATTTTAATTCGGTACTTGCTGGATTAGTATCTTTTTTAGGTCTTCGTTTTGTTACATTAGTTTCCACCTCAACAATTTGAAGTGTTCTATTAATTGCCGGGGAAACTTCAAATTCGTCCTCATCAATTAAAAACCCTAACATTGTAAAATCATAATTCTGAATGTAATATTTTCTTTTCTCAATCTCCATAACGGATTCATCAGAAATATTATTCATTATAATTGGAATATAATGTCCTTTAATATTTTGATATGCTTGACGGGATGCAAACTTTTCAAGAACAATTTGGTTAAACTTATTTAACTCCCTCATTCTATTACAAACAATTTTAACATTGTAAGTAATATCAACCGGAACAGGTTGAGGTATCTTATAGATATCCATACCTTGTCTTTGTCCGTCCCAAGTTGGGACCTGAGCATAGAAATATAATCTTCTGTCCGGAATGTTATACATAACGGCAGGGTTGGTTCCAAATTTAACTTCAGGTTGTCTAACTGTTGTTATAAATGGGGGTTCAACATTTTTATCAATATTTTGAAAATTCCAAGTTTCGGTAAACTGAGCCCAATTCTGTGTTGTGAGGATAATATCAACCGTTGGTATAACCTTACCTTCAACAACTGTTTTTAAAGAATCTTTAACAAAATCTAAAAACCCTCTATCTAAATCGGCGTGTAATAAAGATTTTGGTAAATAAGTACCGTCTCTATTAATTTTTTCCAATAATTCTTCCCTTCTACTCATAAGAGTTTTGGGTTCCGTTAAAGGAATGAATTTTTTGATTTTTTTAGGTAACGGCATATTAGTTAATTATAAAGATTTTATTTGTTGAGTTAACCATTTCAACTTCATTAGCTCCAAATATTGGTTCATTAGTTGATTTAAGTACAAAACTTTTATATTTATATGGGTCATATGTAACAATATTATCATTAGGTTCACTTGGTATATTTTCACAAGGGTAATTACAGTAATCAACTAAATCACCAATAACAAACGCGTGAACGTTTTTCTTTTTTTCTCTACCCACTTTTTCATTACCACCCGGTCTAACTCTAAATTCAACATCATTTAATTTAACATAATCAGCGTATAAAACAATTCTTGATTTATATTGAATTGAAAATGTGTCTTTATGTAAGTTACGATATACCATAACTTTTTTACCAATGAATTTTTTTTCTTCATCATTGTTAATAGTTTCTAATAGTTTTCTATATTGATTTTCGTTAATTATAATTTTCATAATCGTAATATGTTGAAATTGTTTTAACCGGTAATTTAAAGTTATCTTGAAACCATTTTTTCATTGGTTCCTCCCAATGGTTATCAAACATAGTATCTAAATGTACTGCGTGTTCACCAATGACTTCTAAAATTGGGGCTTGGTTTCTAAAAGGTTTATGTGACGGGTCATTTTCATTGTAGAAATCAACATCAAAATAATGAAAAATAACATCAGTATCATACTCACCTTGCCAATCACCCTTAAAGAACATTAAAAAATGTTCATTTTCTTCCGGCTCAGAATATTCATCTTCCGCATCATCCACACCATAAACCCAATCCATTTGATTTGGATTATAGGTTTTATCCAAATATTTATAGATTGTTTCAAATACTCTATTTTCTGTTATTATTACTTTCATTATAATCCTCTAAATTCGTTATTTGTTACAGCGGATGCCATAATGGTTCTATAGAAAGGTTTAAACCCTCCATAAGTATGTTTGTTATCTGAAGTAACACGACCATCATTATTCACGGTATAATATCTCACTTTATCTTCTGTTTCATAGTATCCAATGTAATCACCATAATTGATGTCTATCTCTAAAGCATCTAAATCTCTTTGATAAACAGACACTTTAAGATTACCGGGTTCAATTTGTTCAATCTTAGAATTACCCAAATATTTACTCTCCGGAGTTATGATTTGAACATACCCTTTGAACTCCACCGGTGGTAAAAACTTAATACCATCAGATACCGTCTCACCATAAACATCATCTGTCTTTGTCTTAAGTCTATCTACACGATATAAAACTAATGTAAAGTTCATATCCCCGTGTAACCATTCGGTTCCGAAGTCTTGTTCTAATTTAAAATCCTCATCACCAAAGAATTTACCTATCCTTGTTATTGGTACTTTATTATTCATATTGATAAATATTATAAAATGTGTTATATTTCTACTAAAAGATTAAATTTGGAAAACAATACATCTGAAAATTCTAATTTAACAATAGAACAACGAGCAATATCTCTCCTTGAAACT